CCCGACAACAGCCAGATTACAGGAGGAACCTTTGTCCCTGCTTCAGGCTGTGCGATTGAAGCTAATGGTTCTAACAAAACCCTGCAGGATCTTCTGAAGGTCGGCTATACCTTACAGTATGAGGATGGTACCTATGCGGACTTAACAGCTAAGGATACAGTCATAAAGAAAAAGGTAACGGCTGTTAAAAGTCCGCTCTATTTCGCAACGCATCCTACGATTTCAAGTGGAGCGGAAACTGTGATGGAAAACTATACCGCTGCCGAGGCACCTGAGCTAACCGTAAAAGCGGTATCTGGCAGTGGCACTATCTCCTACCAGTGGTATGCTGATAAAACAATAAATGGAACAACAACGACCAAAGTAGAAGAAACGGGGCAGGGTGCAAAAACTGAGACCTACAAGATCCCTACGGGACTTTCGGCAGGCACCTATCAATACTACTGTGTAGCGACCTGCGGTAATGATACGGCGACCTCCAAGAAGGCTGCCTTTACGGTAGAAGAAGGTGTTGCGGAAGTTACGGTAGATGGGAATACAACACGTTATGCAACGCTTACGAAAGCAATAGCTGCAATTAAAGATACAGTAGATGCTGCTGATGCAGAACTTGAAATTACGCTGAAAATCCTGAAAAATATTTCTGAGTCAGGAAGCGAGTGGAAAATAGATGGGGGTACAAAAAAGGTCAGCTTTTGTATGGATCTTAATGGCTGTACCGTTACAGGAAAGGGTCTTTATATCACTGGCGAAGGTGTGGAGGCAGTCTTTAAAGACACAAGTGCTGGGCAGAATGGAACACTGAGCGCCCAAATTTCTATTCAGAACAAAGCAAAGCTTACGGTAGATAATGGTAATTATACGAAGAACTTGAGATTTTCCAGCGGTGCGACTGGAGAATTAAAAGGCGGTCAATACAGCCAAAGTATTTATATTGGAAATGCCAGCAGCGACAATACAGGCATTTCCTGTACAATTACCGGAGGTGAGTATAAGGGAGGAGAGGTTTGCGTATACGGCGGTGCGGCTCTTAGCGTATCTGGAGCTGATACAAAGATAGAGACTTTGCAGATAGACCACAGTAAGAAGCTGCGTGCAGAAGTAACGCTTTCGGGTGGTGAGTATAAGATAATTACTCTGCATGCTTTTCCTGGAAGCAATGACGATTTGCTTGATGAAGAACAGCGCTATGCTATCGAGGATACACTGGCAGGTGGTTATGCCTTTTATTCAGCTGGTATTAAGACCGATATAAGCAGAACGGAAAAAACGCTGAACAATGTAAAGGTACTTCCCGCTGATACACCAGAGGATGCATCTTTGGCTGTTGTAAAGTTTCAGATAGAGAAAAATGACGGTAAGACAAAAACAAAGTACTTTCTGACATGGGATGCTGCTATGAGTTCTCTGGAAGCTACGGAATCGAATTTGAACAATCTGCAGGAATATACGACGTGGAAGAAGCTGGAAATTCTGCTGCTGAAGGATGCAGAAGCTACTAGGGGTTATGCGTTGGCTAATAAAGCGTATCTCCCAGCTGAGATAACGCTGCGTTCAGAGGGTAATGAGCCACATACCTTGACGGGTAGGGTAAACAGCCTGTTTAAGACAGGGGAGCAGGATGTTACCATAGAAAATATAAACGTGGTCGGAAACATAAGCTTTCCTGGTGATACCGCTGTACTGCGGCTGGGCAAGGGTGTAGTTGGACTAGAGGATGTAGCGGTTCCTTCTGGCAAGGCTGAGATAGTTATAGAGAAAGGAGCAGAAATACCTGCTACATTTAGTGGAGATGATCAAAGTAACCTGGATGTCAGCATCTACTGTAATCATGACTCTGCTGATTTTTCCAGCAAAATAACGCAGGGAGCTGGCGCATTTAAGATATGGTTCCCGATAGAGCTGGGTGGTATCGCTCTGCCTACAGGTGGAGAAAATGACACGAATGTCACACAGAGGGACGGTGTAACCTACGGACTATACAGCAATGGAGGTACGACGGACCAGAAAATTAAGGTCACGGGCGAGGTCTGCTCTTATGTGCCTTATGGCGGCAAAGCAGTAACGATAGATACGACAGACCTTTCCTTCACGATGCCGTCTTCCAAGGTAACCCTTAAGGCACATACGAAGGATGACTATGGCTATTGCAGCAACTGCAGAAGGACTGACCTTGCGGAAGCCTATAAAAAAGGCTACCTTCATATCGAAGGTCTGGAAGGTCGTACCTACGACAGCTATCCGCAGGTGATGACAGGAGTTACACTGGATACTGCGAATGGCAATAAGTCGCTGACTGGGCCCTCATATAAATCAGGCAGAGAATTGGCACAGGATTCCACAGACCCTGCAAATGCAGACATTTCCAAAGCAAATTATTATGTGGTCTATGCCAATAATATAGACTGCTACAGGAATGAAGAAGGTGGAAGCGATTTCAAGGCTGATGAAGCACCGAAAGTTACGATCACCGGACAGGGCAGCTATTACGGCACGATTGAGCACTATTTCACGATTGGATATGGTGAAGTTGTGGGAGAAGGCTTTAGTGGCTATCAGGGAACCTATGATGGGAAAGCCCATGGAGCTGTTCAGTATGGAACCGTCAGACTTAAGGCAGACGCTGTTGATAGCCAGACAATGATTCCGGTTGCTGATGGGCTGATCGTACCCTGTACTGGAAAAACAATGGAAACGGATGGATTTGCCAGCAATTTTACCTATTATTTTGTACTTATGTATTATGAAAATGGAGTTTCTCAAGGTTATAAACAAATAAATGATCCGGTTACAGAGAATCATATGATAACCAATGCCGGAAACTATACAATTTATGTTTTAATACATGAAGCTAGAAAAAATATGTGTGCTTCTCTCCCTATTGTCGTGAAAGCGACCATTGAGCCGAGAAGTTTAACAGATTCCGTGATCCATCTGGATGATATAGGTATCACGGTATATTACACCGGTATGCCGATCATTCCTGAAAACTGGGATAGAGGAATCACAGATTCAAACCGGAAAAATGAGCCGGGAAATGACCAGGGAGTTCTGGACAAAGACAAAGATTTCACCGTAAGTGCTGAGAATAATACGGAGGTGACAAACGGTAAAAGAGATGGAAAGATTACCTTTACCGGAATTGGCAATTATAAGGGTGAGCTCGTCAGATACTTTGACATTGCCCATGCGTTTACTCTGGCACAGACCACGGTATCCAAGAATTGTTGGTACAATGAGGATTCCAACTGGTGGAAAAACGGCATACCTGCTACGTTTACGGAAAATGATGTAACATCAGACAATCCAGTATCTGACTGGAAAAATATAGTATATCGGACCGCCAAAGGAAAATATGCCATTGTAAGCGATGAAGTTGTGTTTTATGCAAGCCTGGAAGATGCGGTTGCAGGCAAAAATCCGGGTTATACCTTTAAGGAAGAAGGCACGCATACCGTAACTTTATATGGAAAAGACCCATGGAATCAATCTATTGTTCCTGTAGAGATTACGATAAACATTGATACCACCGCACCGACCTGGGCAGATGCAGATGGCAAGGAAGATGGTTATGGCATCCAGATCAAAGATAACTGGTGGAGAACACTTTTAAATAAGATCAGCTTCGGACACCTCTACAATGATACAACACTGGATATTAAGATTCATGCAAACGATGCAAAAGAGGGCGTGAATAAGGTAAGTGGGGTATCTAAGTATTACTATTATATTGACCAGATCACAGACACTGCTTCGGCAACGGGAAAGACCAAAGCAGAACTGGACACTCTGGCAGCCGATGGTAAATTTACGCAGGTAGATGCAGGAAACTGGCTGTCGGACAGTGCAATCATTCATG